ACTTATGAAAACGACAGTGAAGGTGATGCGACTTATTATAAGTCAACTTTTACTACAAATGTTCCACAGTTAGACCAAGATGGTAATGCTAACTTTACGCTTAAAGCTAAAGGCAGTTGGACTAATGCAAACTTATTAGCTATCTGTCCTGTTTCACTATGGGACACAGTATTTGCTAGTCAAGTAGATAGCGTTATTACTAACCCACTAGCAGAAAGTACACCAGACGAAGCGTTTAGCGTACCTAGTTAATGGCAGAAGTTACAGTACATAATATGCCTTCTGTTTTCGTTATGGAAACAGAGATGCCTATGAGTATGGTGAATGACCTAAACGATTACCTTGATGAATATAAAGAAGACCAAGATAAAAAATCATTAGCTGATACTTTAGTAGGACAAATAACTCAGGGCGAACAATTATTAATGGATAATGACGACCCTAGAGTAAAAGAATACTCTGATTTTATTTGTAGTCTTGGTGCTGATTACATAAACTTTTTTAGCAATAATACAGGTTCTCGCCTTTCTTCTCCAAAGGCAGTAGCCATCGATGAAACATGGTCGGTGCATAGTTATGAAGGCGACTATAATCCAATTCACGACCATGGGACAAAAACCATAATGGGTATATCAACTACTGGTTGGACAAAGGTACCCCAACAAATATTAGACCAGCCTGTAGCTGGGTCGCCAAACTACTCCTTATATAATACATCTGGCGATTGCGATGGCTACATTGCTTTTCAATATGGAAGAAACGAATTGATGAACACAGAAAGACTAAGACCACCTCAGTCTTTTGTTATGAAACCAGAAGTAGGAAAACTATTAGTATTTCCTTCTTGGTTACAACACATGGTATATCCCTTTAAAGGTGAAGGCGAAAGAAGAACAGTAGCATCTAACTTAAATTGTTGGGATGTTCCAGAAGAATCATTAACAATGGAGAAAGAAAATGTTAGAAATAATTGAATGGTTGATTAGATTAGCACTCGCTGTACCTTATATAGTAATGGCTGCTTCTCTTATAACGGCCCTTACCCCCACACCAGCTGATGATGCTATAGTCGGTAAACTTTATCGCATAATAGAATGGTGTGCTTTAGTAATTGGCAAAGCAAAGGAGAAATAACATGAGTTTTTGGAAAAAAATGATTGACGCCATAACTGGTACGGAAAGAAAAACCGTAAGAGCTAGAGATGAGGATGGTAAATTTGTGGCTGACGATAAATCTACCCCAGATGTCAACGAAGCCTACGAAGAAGTAAGAGTCAAGAAAGAAACTACATAATGACTGATGTAAACGAATCAATGGCCAAAATTGAGGCACACGAGCGTGAGTGTACGATTCGTTATGAAAATATAGAAAGAAGATTAGAAGATGGGTCAAAAAGATTTGACAGACTAGAAGCTATGCTTTGGGCAGTTTATCCTTTTATTGTAGGTGCAATCGTATTAGCTGAGTTTGTATGAACGATCAAAATAGGTTTAGCGGAGACATGGATCGTAATGAGGTCGAAATGGATCTCAATAAATTCATGGATATGATCAAAGAAATATCTGATCTTAAAGATAAAATTAGAGATCTAGAATCGGATGTTAATGTCAATCCTCATCAAAGATGGATTCATCTAGCTAAAGCTGTTGACTCCTGGAGAATATTTCCAAGAGCCTTTCTTACCGTCTATATAATTTTATTATATAAATGCACTATTTGGTTTATGGAACTGCCTGAACCTTCATTTGAACAGTCTGGTCTTATTTCTATTGTAGTAGGAGCTGGCGCAGCCTGGTTTGGACTGTATGCCGGTACAACTGGTAGCAGTAAACAATTCAAAGGCGAAGATAGTTAGTGGAGGTTTTTGACCTCATAGCAGAGGTAGGCTTACCTATAGCTAGTGGTCTAATTATGGGTTTTTTCATATTTATTGTTATGAAACAAATGATGGACGGTCTAGTTGATGAAATCAAAACCATACAAGGCATAACCAAGATGCTGATTACTAGAGCCACCATAATGAACAACGATATGATTCGTATAGATGTAAGTGTCTCTAGTGCGTTAAACCTAGCACCAGACTTGGACAGAATAGCAAGAGCAGAAAACTTTGTAGAAGACGGTAAAATAGACGCTAGAAGAGATTAATGGATATAGCACAACTGATAGCAGACTTTGGTTTTTCTGTAGTTATGGTTGTAGGTCTTGGTTATTTTGTTTACTTTGTCTGGCAAACAATTACTAATAAAATAGATCCGTCTGTTCAAGAAATGAAAACTACTATTATTCGTTTGACTGATCAATTACGATTATTAGATCAAGATATGATAAGGTTGCAACAAAAGGTGAATACTGTTTTGGAAATAAGAGAGAACGAGGGGAGAAATGAAACAGCAGAACCAAAAAATAAAAAGCAAGAAGGAATTAGAAGAGTTGATTAAACAACAACAGGATAAACGTAATGGATAAATTAGATAACAAAAAAAAGTTTAATGAAAAAGAATTTTGGGAAAAAAGAACTAAAACATATTTAGAAGAAACTAAACATATAGATAAATGGTTCAAAAAGGATAATTAACATGACTAGAAAAAAGAAAATATCTAAAAGACAAAAAGTTTTTAACGTAATCAGTAACACGATTGACATAGTTCAAGAATATTATTTAAGAGGTATGTTTTTTATTTTTGTGATGGTTTATGTATATGTTTTGTCAAAATTAGATGCGATAGCAGATTTCATGCATGAAACGGGATATATGTAGATTATGGATAGATTCATACTTATATCTGTAAATCTAATTTTCTTTTTTGCAGTTTTTTTATTGAGTGCAGATGAAATGACACACAAATTCAAGAATCCTAGCTTTTCAGGTGTTGGTACATCTAGTCATTATCTGACTATAGAAAACCAAGAGTTCAACAGAAAAGAAGCTATACGCGAAGAAATACAAGCTTATGTAGAAGATCTAGAAAGAGAAGCAGAAAACACTACGCTTGCTAGGTTTATACGTAATTTAGAGAGTAGAATATACGCACAACTAAGCAGACAGTTAGTTGATAGTTTGTTTGGTGAAACTGCCTCCGATTTTGGTGTTCTTGAATTAGAAGGCAACACTATAGAATATAGAGTAGAAGACGACAAAGTAACATTAATAATTACAGATGAAGAAGGCAACACAACAGAGATTACTGTACCTCTCGGTTCTTTTACTTTCTAGTTGTGCATTAGTTGTAGATCCTTTATATAACGGCATACCGCCAATACGAAGTATTGAATCAGCAGAGGTTGGAGCTTTACTTACCAATTTATCAGATGTTCCAATACCTATAAAAAAACCTGTTGTAGCGGTTTATCCAAACTCTTTTAAAGATGATACAGGTCAACGTAGATCTAACAGTCAATATGCAAGTTTCAGTACTGCAATCACCCAGGCTCCTGATGCCTATCTTATAAGGGCCTTAAAACATTCTAATGTGTTTGATGTAGTAGAGCGTAAAGGGTTAGACAATCTAACTAAAGAACGACAGATTATACGTACTACTAGAGAAAACTTTGATGAAAAACAAAAGGTAAAACCTTTATTGTTTGCTGGTTTACTAATGGAAGGTGGTGTCGTAGGTTACGAAACTAATATTAAATCAGGAGGTGCTGGAGCAAGATATTTAGGTATAGGAGCATCAAAAGAGTATAGACAAGACTCTGTAACTATATCTTTGCGTACAGTATCAGTAAGTACGGGTAAAATATTGCTTGAAGTATTAGTTACAAAGACTATTTTAAGTGCATCTATATCTTCAGATGTGTTCAGATTTTATGCAAATAATACCGAATTAGTTGAAATAGAGAGCAGTATAGTAGAAAATGAGTATATAAATATAGCTTTACAAATGGCTATCGAGAAGGATGTTTTAAAAACAATAGAGGAAGGATATGAAGCAAACTATTGGAAATATAAAAATAATATTTATAAGCCTAGTTGTGATGATGAGTGTATCTCTGATTTACGGGGCTGATAATGAAATATTTATAGATCAGTCAGGTGCTACATCTAATCTAGATATAGAACAGGTTGGTGGTAGTGGTAACATCATAGGAGGAGCTGACGCTACGGCAGGCAGTATGACCGCTTTAGATATTGACGGTACAACTATGACTTTAGATGTTTTACAAAAAGGTAATACAAATAAATTCTTAGGTGATATATGGGCAGATAACTATACAGGCTACTTCTCATTCATAGGTGACACCAATACATTCAATATGTCTACAGACGAGACTAATGCAACTGGAGCTGATGGTTCTAACGTAAACGTACAGGTTACGGGGAATACTAATACTATGACCTTAAATCATGCTATGGCCGCGTTAGCAGCTAATCTAGATTTAGACTGGACTGTGCAAGGTGGTGGTAATAGCATAACTGCATCAATAGATGTTGATGGTGCTACAAACTATATGAATTTAGACGGTAACGATAATACGGTTACTTATGATGGTGATGGATATGCAGGCGGATATTTTCATCTTACGCATGTAGGAGGAAGCAGAACCTTTAATATAGATCAGGAGTCTACATCAGATAATGACTGGCTTAAAATTACATCTAATGGCTCTAGCGGTACTGTCTGTGTTACTCAGTCAGACGCAACTACTTCATTCGTCTGTTGAAATAGGATCTATTTCAGAAGTTAGAGGCAACGCACAAGTTCTAAGAGATAAGGCTTACGGAGCTGAATTACAGTTTGATATACAACAAATGGATGATGTCCGTACAGAAGCGGGCAGAGTTGCTATAACCTTTGAAGACGATTCTACAGTCAAACTAACAGAACATTCTAAGCTGGTTATAGACGAATATATCTATGACCCAGACCCTTCTAAGTCAAAGATGGCCTTAAAGTTTGCTAGTGGTACAGCAAGATTTATTACTGGTAAGTTTAATAATAAAAGTAACATATCTATTAAGACTCCTACCGCTGATATAGCAATTAGAGGTACTGATTTTACTTGTACTGTAGACGAGTTAGGAAGATCTCTTGTCATACTATTGCCAGATGAAAACGGTATATCTAGTGGTGAAATATTAGTATCTACAGCTATGGGTAGTGTGACCTTAAACAAACCGTACCAAGCAACTACTGTATCTGTATATGAGAACAATCCTACTAAGCCTGTAACATTAGATATATCACTAGATCTAATTGACAACATGTTGATTGTAAATCCCCCACAAGAAACAGAACAACAGTCAGAAGAAACACAATCAAAAACAACGGTAGACTATTTAGAGTTTGATGATTTAGATATAGATTTTCTTGCCGAAGACTTTCTTGATGCAGAAGCTGATCTAGAGTTTACTGAACTAGATATAAATTATTTAGATGTAAACTTCTTAGAAGACTTACTTAACGTGCTAGATGCACTAGCTGTATCCAAAGAGGAAGATCAGCTCAAACAAGGGGGTGTAGGTATTCGTATTGCAGGAACCGAAATAGGTCAGGACAAAAACACGCAGATAACTACTATAGTATCTGGACAAAACATAAGTATGATCAGGTCTGTCAATCAAAGTGCAAGACTGTCATTAGATGGTTCGCAAAGCTATACTATTATATTAATCCAAGATGGAGTATCTAATACAGTAAAAGTAAATGGAGGCTCGTCTACTACTATAACTATTAAGCAAGGATCTGAATGAAAAAAATTTTTATATTTTTAAGTTTATTTATAGCACTTGGATCTGTTTATTATTTTCAACCAGTCGCTTACGAAATATTAAAATTAAAAACTTTTGATAGTTTTGTTGTAGATAAAGAAGAATCAGATAATTTTGTTATTTTAAATATAACAGAAAAAGATATAGCTAATGAGGGTGGTTATCCTTTATCTAGACAAACATTAGCTCAAATACATATTAATTTGCTAAGACAAGGTGCTATGGGTGTAGGTTGGGTTATGGCTTTTCCACAACCTGATAGGTTTGGTGGTGACTTTGATTTTACTGAAGCTTTGCGGTTTTCTCCAAGTGTTTTAGCTATGTTTGAAGGCAAAGGTGAATATCCTCCTACATCCGGTACTGTTATTTTAGGACCAGAAAATACTGGTGGCATGATGTCTACAGGTGTAATACAAAATATAGATGTTTTAAAATACAACGCTAGTCAAGGTATAGCAGTTGCCCGTACTGATGTAGATAACTTGGTACGTAGACTGCCTTTACTTATGCGTACTCCTGATGGATGGGTGTCTTCATACGGAACAGAGGTTCTTAAAGTTTTAGCTGGAGCTGATACATATGTAATCAAAACAAATGATAATGGCTTGGAAGAACTAAGAGTTAGAGGATTGCCGGCAGTACCTGTAGATTCTTTAGGCCGTAAATGGATTAGTTGGGTTAATACACCACAAACTAATCTCGCTGAAATGGATGTAGAAAATAAATTTGTTTTTGTTGGATTTACTGCAAAAGGTATATCTCCACAAATAGCCACACCTGTTGGTTTATTAGAACCACACAAAATACAAGCTGCACTTGCAGAATCTATTTTGATACAAGATAGCCCGTTCATCCCTGATTATGCGTTAGCATTAGAAATATTAATATTTTTATTCTCAGCTGTATTTGTTTGGCTTGTTTTAAACGTTTTTGGTATTACGTGGGGGGTATCATTCTTTGCCTTAGTGTTTGTATCCACAGCCTTTTACGGCGTATTTACAATACAAAAAGGTATTTTGATAGATGTCACTTGGGCTTTGGTGTCACAATTCATTACAGCTACAGTAGCTTTCTATATACGTTTTAGAGAACAATACAAGTTAAGACAGCAAATTAAAAAACAGTTTGAACATTACTTAGATCCTAGACAAGTAAAGGCTCTGCAATCTGATCCGAGTCTACTAAAGTTGGGTGGTGAAAAGAAAAGATGCACATTTTTATTCACAGACGTGCGGGGTTTTACAGCTATGAGTGAAACTATGGACCCTGAAAGCGTAATTAAAATTATGAATGAGGCTTTAACTATACAATCTGAAACAGTAAAAAGATATGACGGTATGATAGACAAGTACATAGGGGACGCCATGTTTGCCATATTTAATGCTCCTTTAGACTTGGAAAATCACGAAGAAGCAGCTGTATTATGTGCTAAAGAAATACAAGATCAATTTAAACTCGCAGATATTGGTGTTGAAATAGGAGTAGGAGTAAACACTGGTGAAGCTGTGATAGGTAACTGTGGGTCGTCCACTAGATTTGATTACACAGCTATTGGTTCTGCTGTAAATATAGCTGCTAGGTGTGAATCAAGTTGCAAAACAGTAGGCGTAGATTTAATAATTGCAGAGGAGACTGCAAAAAATTGTGGATTTAAGCTAAAATCATTAAAACCAATAGAGGTAAAAGGTATAAGTAAACCTTTAAATATATATACATGGGATTAAAACTATCAATAATATTAGGCGGACTGTTAGTAGTATCAATTGCTGGATCAGCCTGGTACATAGATTATCAAGCAGATCAGATAAGCACCCTCAAAGGAAATCAATTAATCTTAGAAACAGAGATACAAAAACAAAACGATGCAATAGAAAAGCATCTAGAACAAGCAAAGCAACAACAACAACAAATGAATACACTTGCAGCAGAGAATAAAAAAGCTATGGAAAATGTAAACAAACTACGGAAAACATTTGCAAACTTAGATTTAGATGAATCTGCTATAGCTAATCCAGAAGACATGCAAAGAAGAATAAATAGAGGTTCAGCAAGAGTTATGGCTGAATTAGAGAGATTGAGTAACCCAGAAAAATCAAATGAGAAATCTAGCACTAATTAGTTTTATAATTTTGTTGGCTAGTTGTTCTACTTTTCAACAGGCCGTCAAACCTGTTCAAGTCAAAACTATAGCCGAAAGATCACCTATATATCATCCGCCTTTGCCTTACCCTATGAGTCTTACAAATGTAGATTGGGAGGTTTTAACGCCAACCACTATGCAAGAGTATTTAGATAGTTTGTCAGCAGGGAACGCACCACCAAGAGCTTTCTACTCCTTGTCAGCTAGAGAATATGAAAATCTATCTATGGATATGGCAGAGATAACTAGATACACAAAAGATGTACTTGCCATCATCAAATACTATAGAGAGTTAGATAAACCACAGGAGACTGAAGATGAGTAATTCGCCAGACGAGTTTGTTTATAGAGCAACGTTAGATCGTGTTATAGATGGAGATACTTTCGATTGCATACTTGATTTAGGGTTTGACGTTAAATTACACAAACAAAGAGTTCGTTTGGCTGGAATTGACACCCCAGAAAGTCGTACTAGAAATTTAACTGAAAAGGCTCTAGGATTGAAAGCCAAAGAAAGGCTAAAAGAATTATGCGTTGGCACATTTAAAGTTAAATCACTTGGTAAAGGTAAGTACGGTAGGATCCTGGGGATACCATATACTCAAGATGGTAAAGACATTTGTGCAAAACTTATTAAAGAGGGTCACGCAATTGAATATTGGGGTGGCACTAAAACTAAAAAATGGGGGTAAGATGAACATATCTGAAGAAGGTATATCCTTAATAAAACACTTTGAAGGATGTCGTTTAGAATCATATCAAGATTCTGTAGGTATTTGGACAATTGGATATGGAACAATCAAGGGTGTTAAAAAGGGAGATAAAATTAACCAAGACGAAGCAGAACATTTATTACAAGAAGAAATGCCTGAGTATGAAGGTTACATAAATGATATGGTAAAAGTTCCTTTAGAACAAAACCAATTCGATGCACTTTGCTCTTGGGTATTTAATTTAGGACCAAAAAATTTGCAGGAGTCAACTTTATTAAAATTATTAAATGCAGGTGATTATCACACTACACCAGAACAAATAAAGCGTTGGAATAAAGCTGGTGGTGTTATTTTAGGTGGTTTAGTTAAACGTAGAGAAGCTGAAGCTAATTTGTTTGAAGGCAAAGAATGGAGCAAAGTTTAAATGGCACTACAAAAAACTATATTTAGACCTGGTATTTATAGAGAGGGTACTGACTATGATAATGAGGGCGGTTGGTTTGATTGTAATTTAGTACGGTTTAGAAAAGGCAGGCCAGAAAAGTTTGGTGGGTGGAGCAAACTTACAAGCAATACTTATTTAGGTACGGCTAGAGCCTTACACCCTTGGGTTTCTTTAGGCGGCACTAAATATCTTGGGATTGGTACCCATCTTAAATACTATGTTGAATCTGGTGGTAATTTTAACGATATAACTCCTATAAGAAGCACTACATCTGCTGGTGATGTAACATTCTCTGCAACTAATGGAGATGCAACAATTACTGTTGCGGATACATCACATGGGGCAGTTGTGAACGATTTTGTAACTTTTTCTGGAGCCTCAAGTTTAGGAGGTAATGTAACAGCAGCCGTTTTAAATCAAGAATATCAAATAGCAACTATAGTGAATGACAATAGCTATACAGTAGAAGCAAAAGACACTTCAGGGACTACAGTTATTGCAAATGCTTCTGATAGCGGCAACGGAGGATCTTCTGTTGTTGGCACCTATCAAATAAATGTTGGACTAGATGTTTACGTTGCTGGTACAGGTTGGGGTATAGATGGTTGGGGTGCAGGAACGTTTGGAAGCACAAGCGCTTTAAGTTTAACCAACCAATTGAGATTATGGACACATGACAATTTTGGAGAAGATTTAATTATAAATGCACGATCAGGTGGTATTTATAAATGGGTAGAAAATAATGGAGTAGGTACCAGAGCAGTTGAGCTTTCTGGCATTACTGGTGCCAATCAAGTTCCAACCGTAGGTCTACAAGTTATTACTTCAGAAAAGGATAGGCACTTGATAGTCTTGGGTGCAGATCCTATATCAGGAACTTCTAGAACAGGTACGGTTGATCCTATGTTTATAGCATTCAGCGATCAAGAAAATTCACTAGAGTTTGAACCAACTAATACAAATACCGCAGGGTCACTAAGACTTTCTTCGGGATCTTCAATAATTGGTGCTGTTAAATCAAGACAAGAAATAATGATTTGGACCGATACTGCTCTTTATAGTATGCAATTTATTGGCCCTCCATTCACTTTTGCAGTTAACTTAATTAATGAAGGTATAGGTTTAGTTGGACCTAAAGCAGCCATTACCGCACCTCAGGGTATTTATTGGATGAGCTACAATAATTTTTATATTTATAACGGTAGTGTGCAAACTATTCCTTGTACCGTACATAATTATGTTTTTGGTGATATTAATCTAGGACAGTCTTTTAAATTTAACGCATTTACTATTTCAGATAAAAGTGAAGTAGGATGGTTCTATTGTTCATCAAGTTCTACAGAAATAGACAGGTACGTTATCTATAACTATATAGAAAACCTATGGATTTATGGATCTTTAACCAGGACAGCTTGGCTAGATGCTGGTATAGAAAATTACCCTAGAGCTGTAAATGGAGGTTACTTATATCAACAAGAAATTGGATTTAATGATGATGGATCTCCTATGACAAACGTGTTTATTGAAAGTTCTGATTTTGATATAGGTGATGGTGAACAATTTACTTTTATAAGAAAGATCATTCCAGATTTTAAATTTTTACAAAATACTAACGCTGGTAATATAAATATTGTAGTTAAAACAAGAAACTTTCCAGGAGATTCTTTGACTACAAATTCTACAAATGCAATTACTGAAACGACTACACAAGCTTATGTCAGAGGCAGAGCAAGGCAAATGGTTTTGAGATTTGAATCTGATGATGATGCTACTGGTAATGGTAACTTGGATATTGGATGGAGATTAGGAGCTACTAGGATAGATACAAGGCCTGATGGCAAAAGATGAGCAAAATATTACAAACTCAGTTGCCTATTGCTACCGGAAACGTTAGCTCAGAAACTTTCAACAGGTTAGTAAGAATATTAGAAATTAACTTAGGTGCTGTAGATCCAGATCAAACCAGACAAGTTAATGATGCAGATAAAACAACTCTTAATTTTTTAGCCGGATCTATTATATGGAACACTACTTTGGGTGTTTTACAGGTCTATACTGGCAACAAATGGGTGGATATAGGAGAAAGAACAAACGATTTTGGTTTTGAAATGACTGCCTCTGTTGGTAAAGTTGATGTTAAAACTAACGGTAACATAACAATTAATGTCTAAAGCAGTAGAAATACAAGAGTACAAAACAAAGAACATATTGTTAGAACATCCTGCTGATTGGTATATAGATGACCAAACATTTGATGCAGTTCAACACTCGTTATCAGATATTGTAAATTTTTATGAAAACCAAGGTAATAACAACCCTGTA